CTCTTTCGTCCAAATTCGTCGCGTTCTCGTACCGAAAACTGGTACGCGTTCAAGTCAATTCCATTTCTATTAGCCATTTCTGCGTCAACTCGAGTCCTATCTACTTCTACGTCAATGTGAAGTCGTCTATACAATGCGTCAGGGTGAGTAATGCTTTTAGTCACAAACTTGTCATTGTTACTAGTCAAGATAACAAGTTTTGGATTCGCGTATGTCCGTGCTTTGTCTTCTACTGCTGCCATGTTGGGTCTAAAAGGGACGGTATTAACCAAATCAATGAGTTCCATAAACTCAGGATTTGGACTACCGGCGACATCCGTTCGCTGTCCAAAGTCGTCATAAACTATAACAGGCTGATCCACGTAGCCACTCCAGTATTCGCTTCCAACTCTTCGTGTGTACACAAGACTTGAAAAGGTTTCACCTTCTCGAAGTGTACACTCTCCTCGTAGGAGATGAGCGGCAAAAGGCATAATCAAATGAGATTTGCCCTTGCCAAAAGCTCCGTAAAAACGAATACATAGGGGTACTTCGCGTGCGCTCAGTTTACCCTTTCCAGATGCTTCGACTTGTTGCACCCACGCTCCAATCTTCTTTGCTACTGAGTCAACTAAATATGATGATTTCCGTAAAAGTTGCGCCCGGGATCGGTTCGACATGATCCTCTGAAAGTCTCGCTCCATGCGTAGAACCTCTTCACAAACTGGTTCACTATTTTGAATCTTACTTGGTAATCCTTCTTGCTGAAATCTTGTCACTTGTTCACTCAAAGTGACAAAGTCCATACAACTCTCAATGAGTTCTTCAGACATATAAGGAGTTCCAGTCACAAGTTCATAAACGTAGGGGACAACTTTGTCCCAAACTTCATTTATAAACCTGCTCGAATGCGAAATAGCAACCAAAGTCGGTATAGAGATTCCAGTTCCAGTCTTTAAAAGTTTTCCTACAGCATGTTCACCACCGATGGTGTAACCTACCAGAATTGCGCCTAAAAGAGGAACCCATGCTCCTAATGAGGGGCCCTGCGCCTGTCGTTGTTGTGAAAAGTCACTAGCCATTCTACTCAAACACGATGTAATTGAAGCCAATCCTAACTTGTAAAAGAGGGGAGCCTGCGTCAAAGCCACAAGAAGTACGTCAGCCCAAGAGCTTTGCCTAATTAATAATCCAATTGCGCCAGCCAAACTAACCCAGTCCATTGCTCCAGGTCCAGATCCAACAGTCATCTTCTCCATGAAAATCTTAAATTGGGCTTCACTGATCAAAGTCAAGTCAATAAAGCCTTGCGCTCGCAGTTCGTATCGCTCAAAGCGCTTCATGAGTTTGTCCGTCCAGGGGTCATTGTAAGAAAAAACAACCCGCACCAATTTGTCCCCATAAGAATAAGTCTTTACTGTCGTATTGGTTGTCTTGTGGTGTATCCTCACCTGTTCCTTTCCAGCAAACTGAGCCCATCTTCCCGATTCAATCTCCATTCGATTCAGGGCCCTTTGTTGCGAGGGAACTTCCCAAGAGTTCAGATGTCTTTCTCTTCTAATGCCTCGTTTAATGACGTCAGTCGTGTGTTTGTGTCTGTAAACCTTGTCCGCAGAGTTCAGTATACATCCACAGCCTAGTCGATAAATTATTCCGTGTTCCTGTTTCCGAGACACTATAACTTCTTCGTCATTGACGTAGTAGATATAGTGCTTTTCCGTGTAGGGTTGCATAGCATTGATGCTAACCCAATCGTAGTCCGATAGTTTAATCCCTCCACTCAACGTCTCCCAGTTTTTGTTGTAAGAATCCATAAAAAGTTTAGTTTCCAAAGCCGTGGTTTCATGAGTTTCGTGTAACATCTGTGCCTGAGAGGGACTACCACGCTTGCGCGAGTTCACCAAGTCCCAAACTACACAGGAAATACGTTTCAACCTCAATCTCTTTGCTACGCACCGCGACAGAGGCGTGAAGAATAGTGACCAACCTTCAAAAATGAATCACTATTCCCCCCCAGCGTCCAGAATCCTGCACCACTGTTGAAGTTGAGCCGCAGCTCCAGTGAGTCCGTCTAAAGTCAAGTCAAGTCCATTCGGTTGTTGCCGCTCCTAAGAACGACAATAGTCTTAATTTTGTGTGTTTTAACGATGAGCAAATTGTACGAGAGTAATCAGATCGTAATCAAAGTAGAGAGCTTGCGCCCGCTAAATTACCTTAGTTGATCCATCTCGTCGATCGTAATCAAATGTGTGGGTTATTTCCC